CTTACTGTAAACAGTGGGATTACATTGACTGTCAATGATGGTGGAAGGTTGGTGGTATCGTGAGTACAATTAAGGTAGACACATATCTAACTCGTGGTGGTGCATCAGAGATAGCTATTGATAAACTAAAGGGTGCATCAAGTGCAGGTTCAATGACTATCGTTGGAGAAGGTGGTTCAACCACGACTAACTTACAGCAAGGGTTAGCAAAGGTTTGGCTTAACTTTGATGGAGGAGGTTCAGGTGGATTAACAAGAGATAGTCTGAATGTCTCTGGAATGACAGACAATGGTTCAGGTAGTTATACTATTACGATTGGTTCAGATATGGCTAATGTTAATTATTCTTGTGCAGATTCTGTAGGAGACCACGATAATGCAGGTGAAAGTATTGCTTTTGGTTACACACATACTCAAGCTACAGGTACTGTAGGCATGATTTCTGCTCATTTTGATGGTGGTGCAAATCAAGATAGAAGTAACATTAGTGTTCAAATTTGTGGAGACCTAGCATGAGTACAATAGTAACAGACACAATCACAGGCAAGTCCACTGCAACAACAGTAACCATTGGCTCAACACCTGTAGTTAGTGCAAGTGCAAACTCTATGACTATTAGAGGTGAGGGTAGCAATCAGACAAGTATTCAACAAGGGTTGGCGAAGATTTGGGTCAACTTTAATATGGCTAATTCAACGAGTATATATGACAGCTTTAATATTGCGTCACTTACTGATGTACAGACTGGAAGTTCAATACAAAACTTTACAACAAATATGTCTAATGATGATTTTGCACAAGTTGAAGGCACTGGAGATAATGGTGAGCAATTTAATAATAGTAGAGCTTTAGGTGTTGCCAGTGTTAATGCTGCAAAAACAACTTCTAAAACTATACTAGACACAGCAGGACAAACGGCAAATACACATTATGATTTTAAAGAAAATTGTATAGTAGTACATGGAGACCTTGCATAATGGCAAACGGAACAATAGCATTTGATACATTACAGACAAGTGGACAGATAACAGGCACAGCTAAGTCTTTGGATACAGATTATGTTGTGAATGGTGCTTGTAAGGCTTGGTCGCATTTCACTGGTGGTTTTTCTATTGCAGATAGTTTTAACATAGCATCAGTAACTGACAATGCAACAGGTAGACCAGAATTTAATTTTACTAATAATATGGGTAACGCAACATATTCTGCAGCAGGGCATACCTATAATGCTATGATTGGTGGTCATGCTGGTTCAGGAGATTTTACAGCTTCTAGTGCCCCTATGTCAATCATAGACAGTGGTGGTAATTTTGCTGACGTAGGTAGTGGACAAGTTGCAGGTATAAATTATTTTGGAGACCTCGCATGACAATAGAAACACCAGAATTTCAAGGCACACATCTTTGGGATAGATTGTGTTGGGCAAAAGAAAAGCTAGAGC